TTCAGGAGGTAAAACAGTATGGCTAGACCCAAAGGAAGCAAAAATAAGGCCGTTTCTGCGGCGAAGACCGCGAAGACAGCGCCCGCGCCTGTTGAGGAAGTCGCGCCCGTCGAAGAAGCGAAGATCGAAGCCGCGAATGTTATCACGCCTCACCGCGTGCAGACGTATACGGTCATGTTCAGAGATCCTGTCGGCGTTCGTTTTCGTATCAAAGACAAAGACGGCGTTGAACATCAGGTCGAGATCAACGGCTACGCTCACAACTTGCGCGGCTTGGATAAGGGAATTCTTGTTCCCGGCTGGGGCATGACGCACAACGTCAATGCTGAAATTTGGGACGCAATCGTCGAAAAGTACGGGCGCACGCTCCCGATTTTCACGCGCGGCATGATTAAGGCAATGCCCGATGTTCGCAGTGCTGAAGCCGAGGCAGAAAACCTGAAAGACGTTAAGTCCACGCTTGACCCCGTGGACATTAACAAAACTCATACCGACGAGGTGTAAGTCATGGCCGCCGTTGTGTTCAACATCGCAGAGTTTCGGGCGATCTATCCTCAGTTTTCGGAGTTGACGGACGCGCAGCTGACAGCGGCGTTCAATGACGCTTGTTTGTATCTGTCAAACGATGACGCTTCGCCCGTCGCGAATCTCACTTTGAGAAAATCCATGCTGTATAAGATCACCTGTCACCTGTTGACGTTGGCACAGCGCGGCGGCGGAGTGACGGGCGCGGTGACAAGCGCGAGCGAGGGCAGCGTTTCAACGTCGTTCTCGCCGTTGCAGTCCGGCAACGAAAACGCCGCTTGGTGGAATCAGACGAATTGCGGCGCGGCGTTCTGGCAACTGTGGCGGCGCTTTGCGCGAGGTGGTTATTATGTCGCGTATACCCGTTACCATTAAGGGCGGCGAAAAGCTCAGAATCGCGCTCATGCGGCTCGGCGGCAAAACGCCGATTCTCCGCGTCGGAATTCTCGAAGGCGCGACATATACGGGCGAGCCTGACACGGGCGAAAAGCCGGGGCAGTCTGTCGCGACGGTCGCGTTCTGGCAAGAATACGGCACGCGGCGCGGTACTCCCCCGCGTCCGTTCATGCGAAACACGGTTGCAGACAAGAAAGAAGAATGGGCGCGGCAACTTTCGGCGAGCCTGCTCTATGGTCGTTCCTTCGCCGAGGCACTTGACGCTGTTGGGATGGTAGCAGTCGCAGACTTCCGCCAGACGATTCAGAAAGGCGTTCCGCCGTCTTCCGCGCCGTCCACGATTGCGTTCAAGAAAAGAATCGGCAAGGAATACGCGAACACGCCGCTGATTTTGACGACCACGATGATGAAATCCATCGCGCACGAGGTGATTGAATGAGTTTAGGAATAAATCTCCATCATGTTGTGCGCGGTGCGATCACGACCGTTCACCCGGACGAGAATATCAAGTGGTATCAGAACAACGGCGCGCAGAACGTCGGCGGGATTTTAAAACCGTCATACAGTTATATCGCAACCGTTCCGGCGCAAGTGCAGAGCGAAGGCGACGACGCGCTCGCGCACGCTGACCGCGCTGGCATGAACACGGACACGATTCGCGTTTATCTGTATTTCGATGATTCAGATCCCCCGCTCAACCTTGACCGATTCAAGGCCAAGGGCGGCGACATTTTTCAACGTGCCGACGATTCTTATTGGTTAGTAACGGCACTGATTGACAACTTCGCCGACGTGGGCTGGGTATGTGCTCGCGCTGTGCGACAAGTCAACGCGCCGGAACTGAAAGAGGTGGACGGCAATGCCTAACTTCCCCGCGCCGGAAAATCCGAATTACACGACGTGGCCCGCCGTCATTTCGGCGGTGCAGGCGTTTTTGTACAAATACGCCGTTCCCGCCGTCACGAAAGACCAGATCATTTGCGGCAACTTCAACCGCGCGGCGCTCCCTGATACTGACGAACTGATTCTGTATTATCCGATTCGCTTTGAACGTCACGGGACGAACATCGAGACGTTCGACGCGGCGGCGGTTCAGCCGGGACAAGACGGCGCGCTCACGACGCAAACGCTCATCGAATTCGTCATGCAGGTGGATTGTTACAGCCACGACGCGATGACGGCAATGCAACGCGCGCAGGCGATTGAAACAATCGCGCGGAGTTATTCAGCCGTTCAGTTTTTCAATGCGCGGAATATTTCGTGTTTGTATGCTTCCGACGTGCGCGACTTGACCGGCCCGCTTGATGCGGAACAGTATGTATGGCGCTTCATGACGGAATTGCACCTGTCATTCTGGGCGCAGATTTCGCAGGGCTTGCCGTGGTTCGAGGCGACAACGCTCGAACTGAAGAATGTTGACGTTGTATTCCCGCCGCTTGATTAGAGCGGCGTTATTTTTTTGTTGAGAGGTGATTTTCATGGCTATTCCTGCTTCTCAGATCGTGAACGTAACGCCGCGACTGATTGCGGCTGGCGGGACTGATCTTGTCATGAACGGGCTTTTGCTGACCACAAACGCGCTTATCCCGCTCACTGACTATGCCCTCCAGTTCACGTCTGCTGATGTGGTCGGCGAGTATTTCGGCATGAACTCCGATGAATACCTGTTCGCTGTTCGCTATTTCCTCGGTTATGATAATTCGTTCAAAAAGCCGCGTTTCCTGATGGTTGCGCCTCGCGTGCTGTCTGACGCAGCGGGCTGGCTTCGCGGCGGCAAAAACACGGCGACGCTCGCGGCTTTGCAGGCGGTCACCGACGGCGCTATGGACATCGACGTTGACGGGACGACCGTTTCGCTGTCCAGCGTTGATTTCAGCGCGGACACGTCGTTTTCTGACGTTGCCGCGACGCTGACGACCGCGTTTTCAAGTGCGGCCACGGTGACTTATTCCAGCTTCACGGGCGCGTTCCAGATTACGTCGAACACCGTCGGCGCGACTTCTTCCGTCTCGTTCGCGACGGCTCCCGCTTCGGGAACTGACCTTTCCGCCCTGCTCAACTTGACACAGGCGGCGGGCGCGATTGTTTCGCCCGGCGTTGCGGCGATGACCGTAGCCGAGAATATGGCGGCTGTCCGCACGTTCTCCGATAACTGGGTAACGTTCACGAATATCTACACCGCGACCGACGCTGAGATTCTCGACCTTGCGGCGTGGGCGACGGGCATGGGAGTTGATTATCTGTATGTGCCTTGGTCGACCGACGCGGAACTTCTCGACCCGAACAGCGTTTCCTCGATTGCCGCACAGCTGACGGCGGCGAACGCGGCGGCGACTGCTGGGGTGTACGGTTCTTATGCTTACGCCGCTTTCGTCATGGGTGCGGCGGCCTCGATTGATTGGGATCGTATTAACGGCGTTATCAATTTCGCGCACAAGGGGCAGAGTGGTCTTGCGCCGAACGTCACCGACGGACAGACGGCGGCGGCGCTTGAAAAACAGGGTTGGAACTTCTACGGGAATTATGCCGCGAGGAATGACTCGTTCTACCTGTTCTTCCCCGGCGTGATGTTCGGTCAGTATGGATTTATCGACCCGTATATCAACGCCATTTGGCTTAAAAACGTCATTCAGGTTTCCTGCATGGCTGGCCTCGCCGCGAGCGGTCGCGTTCCCTACAACGATGCAGGCTATGCGCTTATCCGTGCTTGGCTTGTTGACCCCGTGAACCGCGCTCTCCGTAACGGCACGATTGACGCTGGCGTGACGCTTTCCGAGTCGCAGAAAGCACAGCTCATTCAGGAAGCGGGCGAAGACATCAGCGAAGAACTGTTCACGAACGGCTTCGTCATCCGCATTGACGATCCCGGCGCGTCCGTGCGCGTCAATCGCGAAAGCCCGACGATCTCGCTGTGGTACACCTACGGCGGCGGCGTGAACAGGCTTGAAATCGCCAGTACCGCGATTCTCTAGGAGGTGAAGCTCTATGTTGACTGACATTACTTCCGCGAATGCGAAACTGATTCTGACCTGTGAAGAGCTTTATCCTTCCGGCGTTGAATTGCAGATGTTCTCGACAAATCAGGCTTGGAACGCTGACGCGCTTCAGGTCGCCGAGACGCGCATGGGTGTTG